GGAAGACCCTATCCATCCTAGCTGGCCCCTTAACTTCGACGCACAGTGAATATTGCTTTTGCCTACCACAACGGGGATGCCGATCTGGCCATGGAGTCGGCCAAAGCTATCACAGCCATGGGTATCAACATGCGACATAAAGCGACTTTATGCTGCACGAAGGATACATTTGGATCCTCTTCTCTTATCCAAGAACTAAAGAAAAGCTTTCCCGAAGTTGACCAATTGTTTGTCCAAGACGGATTTGATGGCTGGCCTCTTGGCCCGAACCAGATGTTTGCCGATGTGGCTGCTGCCATGTATCCAACCAATGCTCCTTTCTACTTTTGGGAGCCAGACGGTGTCCCCATGAAGGTGGGGTGGGTAGATGATTTGGACGCCGAATACAACAAAAAAGTCGGAATTCTTGGTCACCTTTACGAAGGTGGAATGGCGTCCAATGGTAAAAACATCTACAAGATGATTGTGGGCAGCGCGGTTTATCCTCCCAATTTCTTGGACTTTTGTCCTTCAGCCCAATCTCTATCAACCTACAATTTGGCCTATAGGGAATCGGGAAATGTTCCAGAGCCTTGGGATGTACGTTGCCGATGGAATTTCATGGAGATTGGCCGCGACACGCCGCTTATCCGAACCTACTGGAAAAGCGTTAACTACCAATGGAAAGATGGAAAGATTGTATTCTTTGCTGCTGATCCAGAATCCCAAGCCGTTCAGGGGGTTACTTGTCCAGACCGAACTATTTCCAGCCAAGCTGTGGTCATCCACGGGTGTAAAGACGGATCTCTCCACAAAATGGCGCAAGAAGGGTTTTCAATGCCGTCAGATTCCACGGGATTAAATACCCCATCGAATTCGATGGGATTAGACCAAAGTGTCAACAATGATGCACAAAGTCCTACAGTTTGTAACAAAGCATCAGAAGTGGTGCTTAATTCGCCAGAAGTGGCGACAAAATCAAAATCTACTCTGAAGCCCAAAAATAATTCGTCACAAAAGGCGAAAAAGAAGCGAGTTATCTCTGAGGTGGAGCGCGAACGCCGCAGGCAGGCGATGCTGGAAATTTTGCAAAGAAAGCGTGAACGAAAGGCCCAAGAGGCTGTCTAACGCTTCCTATGCAAGAAGTCATCTTTGAACCATCCGCCGAAACCGCCATTCTTTCCTGCCTCTGTCATGCTCCGTCAGAGGATCAGCGTGAGATCCTTTTATCCATAAAGGAAGACCACTTCTACCTTCAGGAGAACAAGATCATCTTTAGGGCGGTCATGCGCTGTATCGCCAAGGGGATGCAGGCAGACATCATCAATGTTAAAGGAGAGATTGAAGCTGCCAACGAATACGATATCGTAGGTGGTGAGCAGAAGATCACAGAAGTAGCAACTTCGTGTGTAGCCCATAACAATTGGAAACGCTACTACCCCAAGCTGGAGGAAGCCCGCTACAGAAGGTCGCTGGAATACTTGGCCAACGACATGGTTCACAAGGCTAGAGACCGCGAGCTAAAGATCGAAGAACTCAAGAACTGGTCGGAAACCACTGTCATGCGGGCTGACTACGAGATGGATGATGGCAGTAAGCTTTCCATCAACAATGCCTTGGATCGCGCTGCCCAGAACATTGAATCCACGATTGCGGGAAAACCTTGTATCGGTATTCGCACTGGCATCACTCCGCTGGATGACCTTCTTATGTTTGGCCTGCGCGGCGGGGACATGGTTGTTTTGGCTGCAAGGCCAGCGGTTGGCAAGACGGCCAGTGCCCTTCAGATTGCCGAAAACGTGGCACTTAACCAGAAGAAGCGGGTCTTGATCTTCTCTTTGGAGATGACAAGCGTTGCTCTTATGGAGCGCATGATCCGCTCGCGGGCGCGTGTGGGTGCTGCTGACATCCTCTCTGGTCGGGTGACCCCGCATCAGAAGCAATCTCTCGGACGGGCGGTTCAGGAAATCCAAGCGTCCGAAATCATCTGCGACGATAGCTCGGCCAAATCTATCGGCTATCTCAAGGCGGTAGCCCGCCGCGCCCACCAGCGCACTCCGCTAGACCTCATCATCATTGACTACCTCCAGTTGGTTAAGGGTGATAGCAAGCGCGGAAAAGACAATCGCGTGTGTGAGGTGGAAGAGATTAGCGGTGGCATCAAGGATCTGGCAAAAACTCTCAAGGTTCCTGTTTTAGTGCTGGCCCAACTCAACCGCGACCCAGACAAGCGCGGAGGACGCCCAAGCCTTTCAGACCTCAAGGGATCTGGAGCAATTGAACAAGACTCGGATATCGTAATCATGCTTCACAGCGAAGATGCCCAAGATCACGAACAGAATCCCACCATGGAGTTTATTGTCGGCAAGCATCGTGACGGCCCGACAGGCGTGGCCAACATGAGCTTTAATAAGGCAATTACCCGATTTGAGATGGCGTAGCCTTCCAGCAATGAGGGGGGAAGTTCAATCCTTCACCCGTCTGTACATCAAGTGGAAGATGGACTGAGACCGCATTGTAGCAGCCACAGATCCCGCAGGCTTTAAGTTGCTGGTCATAAGATGTTGTCTTTGCTCCCGCAATATGGGGTAGCATTCCAGCAATCCCCTTGCACCCCCAGCAGCCAGAAGTTGAAATCTGGTATGGACAAGCAGCGCATATTTTTGCTCTTCGTTCAGCCTCGTCCTGATCAACCAGTTGAAATTTGTTGTCCTTGGCAAAGTGATACATAGCCTTTACCCATCGTACAATTTCACTAAATCCAAGGGTTTGTTTGGCCGTTAAACAAGGAACGCAGTTGGTGCTTCCAGCAAGCCTGTCACAAAGATTGTGTTCTATTTGTGACACAAGATCTGTTGGGGGTGTTATTCCTCTGGATATTAAAAGCTTCTCACAACTCGCAACCATGTCATGCCAATCACCTCCGCGAACGGGCTCGCCAACAATCGGACAACTTACCCACCATCCCCCTGATGGAACATCCGATTTCCTCTCGTAGCAAAATTTTGGTACCTCACTCATTGATAACTAGCTCCGATTCATAGGTGTTGTTTTCGGGAATCTTCATGGAATCCAGCTTGGTAGCAATATTGATTTGAATTGCATTTTGCTGATTGTTGCCCTCAGAAAAGTTGATAGAGGCAGCTTCTGCCAACTGCTTGATGTTTCTCATCATGCCAAGAGCTTCCATGCCGTCTAGGTCTTGCGCGGCATCAGCAGCCTTTATCAGAACTTTGCCAGTTAAAAACTTGATCGATTTTTTCATGGTCTCCAATGAAGCCGTAATTTCCGACATCAAAGTTGGAACACCCTCATCCTCCCAAGGAGCGGGAGATTGCTCATTTACCAAACGCTCCCTGCACTGAATCCAGCGTTGGGTATCTCGCCACAAGCAAACAGTAGACTCGCTTACCTTCAGTTCTTCGGCAATATCCCGCAGGCTACGCCCTGAACAGTACATGGAGAATCCCTTGATACATTCCATTCTACGCTTCTTATCCATCTCCTCCATTCTGGAGGGAGGTGTAACCAAGGCTACGGGACGTTCTTTATCCCAAGGGTAGAGGTTTTCTGCTTCGGGATTTTCCTGCCATACCTTGACGTACTCGTCCCACTTTTCGCTATAGATTAGCTTTTCCAGAGTTGGTTTATGCTTTGTTTCTAAGGCTTTCATTACCTCTGGCAATCCTCTCCCAGCGGCGTAGAGCCTAAATGCATTCTGTTTTTTGATGCGGTTTTCTGGCGTATCCCAATCCCGCTCTCCGCTCTTGCGCTTTTTCTCCATTCGGATTAGTTTAGTATAAATTTCATAAATGGCAACAGTTGATCAAGGGATAGAGAAATACGGGAGGTTGTGGTTACCCAAAGACGGACAGGCAATTACGCCAATCCGCATTGAGATGGACGCCTTCTTGCAGGGGCTTACCCCCGAAGAAGGAGGACTCGGAAAAGCCCGCCATTACCGAAATATCGTTTCGGCAATCTGGCCAACCTTCCAGTGGCATAGGTGGGCAGAACTCAGCGCACAGGCGTTCTGTAACACTGTTCACGAAGTAGACGAAGTCACTGGAAACCGATTTGTCCGAAGTGTTACTGGTCTCGCTGGTGGCACTGACTCTGGAAAGTCCTACGGGATGGCGGCGTTTGCGCTGGTTAACTGGTTCTGCGACCCGATCAATACAATGACCATTGTGGTCTCTACGTCCAAGATTGACGCTAAACAGCGTATCTGGGCGGCACTGGTCAAGATGTACCGCGAAGCCCGAAACATGGGGCTGGCCTCTGGAAGGCTCATTGAGTCCATGGATATCATTAAGCTCTCAGACGAAGAGGGGGCCGTGATCGATCCCGAAACAGGAGTTAGTGATGCCTCGTCTATTATGCTTCTAGCGGCGGGTGACGAATACAAAGATGACGCTCAAAAGCGACTTCAAGGTAAAAAGAATCGTCGTATCGTGTTGATAATCGATGAGTTGCAAGATTGCTCGGCTTCTGTAATTAACGAAGCGGTCTGGGGATTTAAGGGCGCACAAGAACTCTATATCGTCGGCGCGGGCAACCCGTCTTCCATCTTCGATCCCCATGGAAAATTCTGCGAACCCATCAAGGGGTGGATGAGTGTGGACGAGCAAACCCCGAACTGGAAGATACGGGTGGCTGGTATTGAGGGGGTGTGCATCAGGTTTGATTCAGAGAACGACAATCCGAACCAACAGTCCTTCGACGCTGGCAAGGGACTCCGATATCCATTTCTTCCCAAACCCAATGATGTGGCCTTGGCCCGAAAAGAACTTGGAGAACTTAACCCACAGTATTGGAGAAAGTTTAGGGGATTCTGGCCTCCTGCCGATGCCGATGATTCCACGATTGTCTCGGACATCCTCCTAGCCCGCCATGGGGCGTTAGATAAACCTATCTGGGATGGAACCCCGAAAGATATTGCTGGTATTGACCCAAGCTACACCGAAGGCGGCGATAGGTTTGTGTTTACCCACCTCAAGTATGGGAAGCTGATTAGCGGCAAGTGGGCGATAGCTGTTGAAAAACAGTATGTCCTCAACCGAAGGGCTGGGTCTCAGGAAGATTTCCAATACGAGATGATCCAGCAAATCCATGATTTGTCCCTTAAGTTGGGAATTCCAAATCAATGGATGGGTGTGGATGCTTCGGCGGGCGGTATTTTCTGGTCAATTGGAGAACGAGAACTCCTAAAGGGTTGGCATGCAGTAAGTTTTGCAGGAGCAGCATCTGACCTTCCTGTCAGCGCCCAATATGCCATGAGAAACGAAGTCACTGGGAAACCGCAAGTCGGCAAAGAATTATTCCACAATATGGCTTCAGAACTCTGCTTTGCTGCCCGTTACTTCTTGGAGTGCGAACAACTCAAGGGAATTACCCCTGACTTGGCATGGGAGATGACCCAAAGAAAGTATGTGCGCCGAACCCGCAAGATCATCATTGAGTCCAAGACCGACATGAAAAAGAGGATCGGAAAGTCCCCCGACTTGTTTGACTCATTTGCAGTTGGATTATTTGTGGCTCGTAAGGTATTTGGGGCTATGGCGGGCAGCGAGGCGATTGAGGAAAAGAAACGACTCAACAAGGAGACGTTTAAAAAACTTAAACAAGCCTTGACTATAAAGAAGAATTGGTAGATTCTATTTGCCATTTATGGCTCAACTACCGATTGCCGAAGCGGATATCTGCATATTCCAAGGTGCCACCTTCAATCAGACTCTGTTCTATGAGACTGGGGAACCCTCGGCTCCCGTGGATCTTACGGGATTTACAGCCAAGATGCACATTCGGTCAAAGCCCGAATCGAAAGCACTAATTCTTGAATTGTCCACAAGTAATGGTAGAATTATATTGAATGAGGCTACAGGATCTATTAGACTATTTATTTTGGCAACTGACACGGCATCGCTCTCGGTTTGTGATAAAGCCGTATATGACCTTGAGCTTTACAACGGGGCCGTCACAACCCGAATCCTGCAAGGCAATGTTATCATTTCACCAGAGGTTACCCGATAAATGAGCAAGATCTGTATCCCCATCCCATCCAGTAGCGTTATCGGAGTTTCTTCAAGCCCCATTACCACTCCCAGTGTTAATATCCTTCGTGTTGAACCTTCAATTACAACTCTTACAGGAGGTAGCGGATCTTTGGCCAATCTTAATACGGTTAGTGGAACTTATGCGGTTGGTATTGTATTATTTTTGGTCATTGGCGGAATTCCTGCCATTTATCAACTAACCACAGGAACAGACGCTCAAAATGATCCATTTATTATCCGACCCAATGATTATAACAGTCAAACAGGAACAAATCGGGTTTGGAAACGACTAATGTAATGAAAAAAATTCTCTCTCTTATTATTTCAGCAGCCTTGGTTGTTTCGGGCTTTGGACAAACACGAAATGTTTTGGTTGGAACAAACAGTGCTGTGGTTCAACCCACTAATTTTTGGAGCGCCGATGCTTCAAACGCTCGTTCAGGACTTGGACTTGGGGCCACCAATGATGCAACTTTTAACACTGGATATTTTGCAAATGTAACTGATGGAAATTTTCAACTTAGATTTGGAGCAACAAACACTGGATTTAGGAGAGCGGGAGGAGGTGAAACCGATCTTGTTGTGGTTGGTTCTAATGTTGCTAGACTCAAGGCCAGTGAGATTGTTATTAACACAGTAAGCGGAATTTCTTTTGCCAACACCACAAATGCCGCCATCACCCGTACCAATCTTGGCCTTGGCTGGAGTGCGCTCACAAACACCGATGCCACAAATTTTCGCACAGCTATTGGATTGAACGAAACCAATAACGTTATGTTTAATGGCCTCCTTTTAGGTGGCACAACCAATACGCTGGGAAATTATGACATTTATGCTCCTGCGGCAAAATTTGAAGAAATTACAATTGCAGGCTATGACCTCGCTGACGATGGAAGTGGTAATCTTACGCTTTTTACCAGCTTATTTTTTAATAACACAAGCAATGCGGCCACTACTCGTACTAACCTCGGCCTTCCTTGGAGTGGGTTAACCAACACCAACGCCGCAACATTTCAAGCCGCATTATTTGGAACTAATACCAATCCAGTGTTGGTTGATACAAATGGCTCTGTGGTAAGCCCGACTAATTTCTGGGCGGTAGCCCCGATTTCCACAACTGTCCAATACCAGACAAACGTTACTGGAACATCAACAAATGCCGCCACAAATAGTCGCAATCTTTTCCTGTTCAGCCTTGCCCCTTCTGTATCTGGAGTTACCAATACTGTGACGCTTCCGACCAACCCCGTAACCACATTTGAAGGAGATAGAGCAACTATTATTCATTTGGCCCAGACAACCAATGCGTTAACGGCAATTAGGCAATTGGGCGCAGCAACCAATCTAATCACCATCAACCAGCTTGATGAGACTGTTCTGTTGATGTATCGCAGTGGAGCATGGAGATTGGCCGACAATATCTCTTATGTTGAGCCTATCTTCTTTTCGGGAACCAATGCAGCAGCGAATGCGGCGGCAAGTAGAACGAATTTGGGGCTAGTTTGGAGCGGCCTCACCAACACTAATGATGTAACATTTCAAACTGCTTTGTTTTCTACAAACAGAAATCTTTATGGTGATACAGGCAT